ATTTAGTGAAGCTTTGTACATTCTTATGAATGGTACTGGTGTTGGGTTTAGTTGTGAGCGACAAGAGGTTGCTAACCTACCTACGATTCCAGAACAAATGAAGAATGTAGATGACACCATTGTAGTAGGAGATAGCAAACTTGGCTGGGCAAAAGCTTTCAAAAAACTTATGTCCTCATTGTATGATGGAGACATCCCTCAGATTGATTACTCGCGTATACGGCCAGCGGGGGCACGACTTAAGACTTTTGGTGGACGAGCCTCTGGTCCTGAACCTTTGCGTAAACTGTTCGACTTTACTATTAACATCTTCAAATCCGCCACAGGACGAAAACTACATAGCTTAGAGGTACATGATATTATGTGTATGATTGGTGAGATTGTTGTGGTAGGTGGAGTACGGCGTAGTGCACTCATCTCACTATCTAATCTATCTGATCGCCGTATGCGTGAGTGTAAGTCAGGGGCGTGGTGGAATGATGCTTCTTGGCGTAGCCTAGCTAATAACTCTGCTGTATATACAGAGAAGCCTGACTCTGAAACATTCATGGAAGAGTGGTTGTCTCTTGTTAAGAGTAAGAGTGGTGAGCGTGGTATCTTCAACCGAGAAGCAAGTCAAAAACAAGCCTTTCGTTGGGGTCGACGTAGCAAGACAGCTAACTATGGCACCAATCCTTGTAGTGAGATTATTCTGCAAGATAAACAATTTTGTAATCTTACAGAATTAGTTGTTAGGTCTAATGATACCTTTGAAGATCTTCTACAAAAAGTAGAGTTAGCTACCATCTTAGGTACAGTTCAGTCTATGTTTACTGATTTTCAATTTCTTAGCGAAGACTGGAAAAAGAACACAGAAGCCGAACGTTTACTGGGTGTAAGCCTTACTGGTATTATGGACCATCCAGTATTAAATGGTACCACCGATGAAACTCTATTTGGGTTTCCTAAGCTAGATGAAACTCTTCAACAATTGCGAGATCGTGCCCGTGTTGTAAATGAATATTGGGCTGCTGAATTAGGTATCCCATCTTCAGCTTCCATTACTTGTGTTAAGCCAAGTGGCACAGTATCTCAACTAGTTGACAGTGCTTCAGGCATCCATGCTCGTCATAATCCTTATTATATTCGTCGTATTCGAATGGATAAAAAAGATCCGTTGTATGCGTACTTAAAAGATAAAGGAGTTCCTTGTGAAGACGAGGCCTTTCGTCCAGAAAGCACAGCAGTATTTAGCTTTGCTATGAAAGCCCCTGACGGTGCGGTATGTCGAACAGATATGACTGCACTAGAACAGCTAGAGTTGTGGTTAACATACCAACGCCATTGGTGTGAACATAAACCATCAGTTACTATCTCTGTAAAAGATAGCGAATGGGTAGAGGTAGGTGCTTGGGTATATAAACATTTCGATGAAATGAGTGGAGTATCTTTCCTGCCATTCAGCGACCATACTTATCAACAAGCACCTTATGAAGACATTACTGATTTACAATATCTAGCTTTAAGTAATATGAATAATCACTTAAACCATGATATTACTTGGGATGACTTTGTAGAAACAGAAGATAATACCGAAGGCGCACAACAGCTTGCATGTACCGCAGGATCTTGTGAAATTTAATCTATTAAAGGAAATAATATGAACCTAGAAAATATGGAACACGATTTTGAGTGGCATTTACTTACTACTTATTGGGATATTATTGATAGTTTTGTAACTGGAGGTGCTGTGTAATGGAATTTAAAGAAGCTATCATTGACCTATATAATACGCTGTCTGAAACAGTTACAGTTGATACAGAAAAGTTTGGTGTTAATTTTAAATATGATGAACTACCAGACGTTAACATCAAGCTAACGTTTGAAGATACCGATAACAATAACTTTTAAATAGACAAAAAAGAAAGCCCGGCCTCGCAAGAGGACCGGGCTTTTTGTTTGTTACCGAGGTCTTAGGGAAAGTAGTTAAGATCTGGGCTAGTGCCTTGACCTAGCCGATATAATGACTCTAACGTAGCATTCGGATTGCTCTGTGCATAGCGATTAACATCAAACTGCATAGGAATATCACCACCACGACCTTCACGAACCATTCGTTGAACAGTTTGTTGGCCAGGTAACAAAGGTTCATACCCAGGAGGACCTGCTATACGGCGACCTTCTGCATTACTAGCCATATCTTGGAAGTGTTGGGTAAGTCGCTGATCTTCTTGTTTAGCAGCTTGACGAGCACCAAGTTTATTTCCTAAATAGTGCAGACCAGCTTCAAATGGAGCGCCAATGGCCTCTAGACCCTTAGTTGGGAAAGCCCTTGCCGCCCCGTACATGCCCTGCAGACCCCGTACAGCCCCTGGACCCATACCTGAGCCAGCTACAGCCTCGATTGGGGCATTCATAACACCACCAATTCGATCCCGAGTCTGTGCAAAGCCTTGTTCACGTTGTGCTGCCGTCTGGTCTCCCGGACGAGGGCCTCGCATAAGCGGGGCACCTAATTGCGCAGCACGATCAGCGGCCTGAGCAGAAGTCATACCTGTTCCAACAGGGCCTCTAGTCATACCGGGAGCAGCTTGATCCATACCGGGAATATTAAGTTGCATTCCGGGCATAAGTTTACGAGGGTCCTTACGAACACTCTCTGGAACTTGACGAAGAAGTTCCTGAAGAGGTACTCCAGATTTACGGGATAGATCCCAAAGAGTATCTCCTTGTTTTACTGTATAAGCCATATTTACTGCTCTCCTTCTATATCAAACCCTTGGCCCAGATAACGGCCTTGGACATTAAGTTCTTGTTGAGTTGGCATTGTCAAAGTCTTACCAAACGGCATTTGTTCATAAGAAACTGATGATTTAACCATAGTTTGTTTAATAGCACTAAAAATCTCTGCAGGAGATTTACCATACTTAGTTGAAAGCCTGTTAATTAACTGACCTGCTTTTTCTGGAGTTAGTTTAGTACCATTAAGAGCAAGTTGATTAATTGCAGACCGTGCTTCAGCATTAAGTTTGTTAGTTAGTTCTTTGTCTAATCTACGTTTAAACTTAAATGTATGCTCCTCAAGTGTCTTAGTACCCAAGAACCTAGCAATAGCTCGTTCAAAAGTCTTTTCCAGATCAGGATCATTCTTAGGATGTGGCTGTGGGCCTTTACCAAAAGAATCAAACTTAACAGCATCAGTAAAACCAAATGACCATCCTGGAGAAAGCTTACGAGCAACCTCTCTGCGTTCACCTTCAGTTAGTTTTTCTTTATTAATAGTTGCATCAAAAAGAGCCTTTCCTGTATCTACCGCCCAAGGCAAAACAGGGACCATAGAAGCCCAGTTTTTATCTCCAGTGATGATTTCTGCAACCAAAGGTCTCCAACGGTTAGATGAACCAATGTCAAAGCCCTCTTCAGAAAAAGCTAAAGTACTTGAAGATGCAATACCATGTGATAAAGTCCTGTCTATAAACTTATTTTCCTTGCCAAATACAACTTCAGTAGGTGAACCCATAACGGTTTCCCATAGCGTAGGAATACGGTAGTCTATGTCAAGGCTATCCAATACATAGTTAATGCCGTGAATTAATAGCTCAAGTTCAGCAGCACCAATTACACCTAAAGCCCCACCCATAACTAGTGAAGTAGTAAATATTACCATAGCAGGTAGTGCTGCTTGGTATGAAGGGTCGCGTTTAAATTTAGCTAAATCATTTGCAAAGTTAAGAAGTTGTGTATGACTAAAACTAGCTAAAGGAGAAATAAGATCACCAGCAATTCCTAGTTTTGTATACATTGGGGCTTTAAAAGCTTTGCCATATTGAACCATATTAGCATCAGTAGCTTTAGATATGGCCGTGTACAGTTCTTTGCCTTTTAACCCTTTTTTAATGTAATGTTCTAAGAAAAAGGATGCAGATATAGCACGAGAAAAAGAATCCATTGCAGCAGAAGGAGTCTCTCCAGAGATATACCCAAGTAATTTCTGTGCCCAAGCAGGAGTTTTTTCAAATAAACCAAACTTTGTTAGATCATTAATGAACTCTGGATGTAGGGTGGATGAGTTATCTTTGGCCCACATAAAATAGTTAAACAGTTCTTTATCGTTCATCAAGAAACGATTAAAACCTTTGGCTATGTCCATATTTGCAGCCAACAATCCCTGATCTTGGACTAAGGATCTAAATGAAGCAGTAAAAGCTGTTCCTTGTGCTACCCAAAAGGAAGGGCGAGAAGTTAGAACTGATAAATAAAAAGCATGAGTAGCTTTTCCAAGAGAGCTATCAATAATATGAGCTTGTGGATGATACCCTTTACGCCCTAATTTATGATTAAGATTTGTCCACCATTCATCAACTAAACCTTTAAAGCTTTTTATATCTAAAGGATTCTCTGGATCAGAGTTTAGATGATAGTTTTTCATATCAGAAATAAACTCTACCGTATTCGGGAATGAAACCATCTCTTCTCTATGAATTAGGTCATCTATCTTAGTCTGTACTTCAGCCTTTTCAATCTGACGAGTAGTTTCTTTAACGTAGTCAATAATACTTTCACGGAAAGAATCGCCTTGTTGTTTTTTAGAGGCAAAGAGTTCTCTACCTTTCCCACCCTCAATAAAACCCATTTGTTTTTTGTGGTGTGAACCAATAGTACCACCCTTTTCTATTGCTTCTTTAATCATTGTATCCATACGCTGGATAACAGATGAGTCAGCACCAGCCTCTATAGCGGCTTCTCGCATCCCTTGAATAAGGTCCAACTGGAATAGATTCTCAATCTGAGGCATCTTTTCTACTTGTGCTGCAATTTGGCCTTTGCGGATTGTTCCCGGCAGTTTGTTGAAGCTATCAATAAACTCATTGGCTTCTTTTAATGTAAAAAACCGCTGGACATAACTAGTATCAGAGATGTCCATACTGCGAGTAAGCCCGCCCTCATCCGGAGAAAAACCACGGGCATACTCAACACCACCTCTAATGGTAACAGCATAGTCACCCCTACGAATTGGTGCTATGTATCCAAGTTTATTTGGGATAAAATGTTTCTTACCCATATCTTCTTGGAAATTATTCATAGCTGCCCAAGTATCTTCATATACCTTTGCAATAGATCGGTATAGGGCTTTTTGATGTTCTGTTAAGTGTTTTCCATTTGTGTTAAGATTAGACTCATAATCTAAACGATTCTCACCTTTAAGAAACACTTCACTAACATCAAAAAAATCTTTAGCAGTAGATTTCCTAGATAAAACTTGAAACGATGTTTTATGTGCAACAAACTTAAAGGAGGTAACAAGACTACGCTTTTTAAGAGCCTCTCCATCACCACCAAGAATCTTATTACGAAGAGCTACCACACGATTCCGTGCATTATAAATAACATTTACAGCATAAGTTACCGCTGGGTTATTCATAGCTTCAATCTTTTGCAGCAACGGAATAGAACTGTTTAAAAGAACTACATCTGTATTTGAAAGATCAGATGATGTAGGATCAATGTCAAACTTACCTTTTAAAGCAGTAACTACTTCATCAGCGTTTGCAAATGGAGATGTTGTATTAGAAAGTCTTTCTGGTGTCCCTAAAGGGCTGATGCCAAGTGGCTTTCTGCCTTTTAATTTTCCAGCCATCCCTTTTTGTGGAATACGAGTTTTGTCAATGCCTTTAAACTTATGGTCGCTAAGCGCTTTCTGCATTTTAGCCTTGTCAGGCATATCAGTTTGTGCTGCCTTAGCTGCTAATTGCGTTGCCTTAAATTCAGAGATAAGCGCACGACGAGTTGCTCGAGGTGACTGTGCTCTATGTGCCTCAACCTTGTATGCCTGAGCACGAGCCACTGGATCTACATAAGGTACACCCAGTTTTCCGGCCATTTCTTTATAAGCGATCTCGTTGCGATTAACTAAACGCTCATCTTCATCCAAACGTGTGCGGAGGTTTTCTTCTCGAGCTTGTTTATTTTTTAAGTCGTCAAGCAATTTAACACGAGCATCTAAATCAGCAGTTTTTAAAATATTACCGCTTAAAGATTCAATTTCTTGTCGAACCCTAGTAAGCTGTTGCTCAGTAGTATGGCTACGTTCATGTGTAGCATGGATATCGTTTTCAATACCACGCAAAGCACGAAGATTACCCTCTTTGATACGCTTTTCAAGTAGTTCAGGAGTTGGTGCTACATCAAAGTCTTTGCGCGCTGCCTCTGCTTCTTTGCTCAGTGGCTTTGTTCCTTTACCCGCTAGTGCACCAAAACCACCACCAACAGCCGCACCTAAACCAGCAGCCATCCAAGGATCTGTTTGTAGGCTTGGATATGCTTTTAGTAGTTCATTTTGAATTAATGCCTCACCACCACTCAAAATAGCGTTAGTACCAGCAGCAGTAATAGCTGTGGCTGTACGAGGACCAATAGATGGGACAGCCCTTTGTAGTGCTGGAGAACCATACTGTAATGGAATCTTACCGCCTAAATAACTCATCCCAGAAGCAATGGTACCAGACTTTAAGGCCTCTTCATCAGTACCACCATATGCTTTAACTGCTGTGCTTTGTTCTGCACCAGCTTGCATAATATTAGAGGTAAGGCCAGGAAGTCCACCAGCAAGCCAAGGAGCAACATAACCAGCAAGAGTACCAGTAAAGCCAGCAACAGGATGTTCTGTAGAAGCTTCACGAGCTTCTTTGACATACCTTTGTGCGGCTTCTTGCCGCTTCTTTTGCATTGGATCTGGAGTGGAGTACCGCACCGTACCACCACCCGGTGGCTCAGGAATAATCCCAGTATACTGCAACAACTCACCTAGACCTTGTGTAAAATTCCCACCTAGGGTTTGAATAGTATCCTCAGCTTTAGCTGCTGCAGCGACAGTCGGAGAAGTGGCTGCTTTTGCAAAGGCTTCTGTAGCTGTTGAAACTGGATCAAGCTTAATATACTCTTCAACCGGATCAAGTTTAACATAGTTTTCTACAGGGTCAAGCTTGACATAGTTCATTTTTTATTTCCCGTAAACAACCCCATCTTTAACAACAACGGGTTTACCATTAACAGTTCTGTTGCCGTTTGGAGTCCCTGGAGGGGCTTTACCAATAGATTTATAACCAGAAGGTATAGCAACCTTAGCTTCTTGTGCTCCAACTTCTTTTCCTTTTTTTGTAACTACAGAATAAGTGCCATCTGGATTTTTCACAAGTGTTTGTTCTTCAGTCATCTGAGTTGGTAGTGCGCTTGGTTGTCGTAAAGCAAGGAGGCTAAATGCAAGTTCAGTTACTTCTGCTTCTGATGCTTTTGGACCAAGTTTACTACGAGCCGCACGCATAGCAAGCGCATATGGATCAAGATTTTGCTGGCTTTGGGGCTTGTTGGCTTCTTGGATATACTTTTGATCAACTAAAGCTTGTTTCTTGAGCTGCTCTGCCAACATCTGGGCGGCTTTTTGGAAACCATGTTTGCCAATCAAATCATTAATCTGTTTTGCTTGGTTTGGAAAACGTTTGTTAATGTAATCTTTGGCTTCCGTATCAGAAACATTTACCATTCTTGGATCGGTTAATGCTTGATACATCCTAGTGGTGGCCGCAGTATCCTGCGCTGTTTCGGCTGTATGTAAGCCGGTTTCAGCAGTCGCCATTGTTGTTGGTTTCACATAAGGTGCAGCAGCCTGATAACCTGCTAATTCATTTGCATCTTTTGCAGCTTTTGCTTTAAAGCCAGCAACATCAGCTTGACTGGAAGCAGTAAAATAATCTGGAGTATCCATTTTAGCCTGTGCTGCCATTCCCTGTGCTTCATAGGTAGGCATCATGTACTGCTGCTGCTGGTTTGCTAATCTCTGATTCTCTATTAAAGCAGGATTAGCCTCATCAACTGCCTGTTGATTATAAGCAGAGTAGGCATCTTCAAACTCTCGTTGACGAGCTAAAGCTTGTACATACCCCTCAGCCCCCATACCTTGGATAAGGCCATATGGAAGTTTACCATAATCCGCCATTGGAGACGCATTGTATAATTGTGCTAAAGGCATTCTATTTCCTATCAAAACAGATTACTAAGGGTATCCCAAGCTTGCGATCCCTTGGTATACAAATCAGCAACATTAGAAGCAGTATTAACTGCACCAGAAATCTGGTCAAATACATTATTACTACCAGTCATTTGATTCCAAGAATTTTGTAAATTACCAACAGAACCAGCAATAGTACCTTGTTGGTTTGCAGCATTGGCTGCTGACAATAGACTAGCTTGCCCCATAGCACTTGCGGTAGCTTGTGAATCACTTGCTTGTGGTCTAGCGGCTTGATATAAAGTACCTAAACCCTGCTGTAAATTTGTGCGATAGGTAGGTAATGTATTAGTAAGAAACTTATTTTGAGCCTCAACACCACGAGCACCATACTGACTCAGCCTACCAGAAGCAGCATCCCTGCGTTGCATCTCATCCATAAAAGCAGCATTAGTTGCTTGCATTTCAGGGGTATTATACACGCCTAGTGGATTAGTAAAGCTTTGTTGATACAAACCAGACAACTGTCCAGCGGCCCCAGCCGCTGCTCCCATTAAAGGAATCTCTGTGTTTTTTCTGTAGTCCCAATATGGGTCCAACTGACTCATCAACTGCGAATAGTTTTTGTTCACATTTGGAGACCCAGTTCCTCCGGTACCACCACCACTAGAACCCAGTAACCCTTGGAGTGTTTTTGCCGTCTTTAAACCAGACTTTAGTTTATCTAAAAAGGATGGATCAGCATAGGTATTGCCAAAGCTAGTTGGGTTTGCGTCCATATAGTCAGAGACCATGAATGGATCATAACCCAAGTTGCCCATAATTTCTTCAGCCAGCACTGGATCAATAGAAGATCCAGCCATATGGTTTAGTACTGCGTCTGATGTAAACCCCTTATACTGGTCAGTCAGCATTTGTGCCTGTGAAAGTCCGACTGTGGCTGGACTTATGCCAAGACTAGTTAATTCTGATGTAAGTGCCTCTGTGGTAATACCTGCACTCTGCCAATTACTTACTTGCTCGGCAATAAAATCAGAGCCAAGACCAGCCTGTTGCATAGCTTGTACAGACTGTGCTGCATCAGCGGCAGTGAAAGAGGGACTAGCTATACCAGCACTACTTAGTTGCTGAGTAGTAGCAGCAGCATCCCCACTGTTAACAGCAGTTTGCAGGTTTGAAATCTGCTCTGAAGACATGTTAGCAATAGCAGCAGAATCTGTGGCTGCGGCTGTCTCCGCTGTCATAGCAGCCCAAGAAGATTGGGCAGCAGGATAGCCTGCTTGCTGTAGCACTGCTTGTGTGGTTGCCTTGTCTCCAAAACCAACCAAAGTCTTAGCTACTTGTTCTGCCGTGTATCCTTCAGCAAGGGCCATTTCTGTCGCAGCTACGACATTAGCATTAACAGGAACAGTAATACCAGCTCCAATGTCAACTGGTACTGTTGGAGCAGTGGCTACGCCATATGCAGCCATAGCAGCTTGGGCAACTGCCGCTAAACTTCCCTTACCCGTATCATGGGCTACAGACAGGGCTTGTGCTGCACGCACAACAGCAAGCGGCGGAACAACCATAGAGACAACAGCACCTACTGGACCAACAACAAGCTCTTCAGCAATATCACCAATAACGGGAATATCATAGATACCTCCACCATTTGGATCAAGTCCCAATACATCATCGGCAATGTTACCTGCAGAGCCAACAATACCACCACTGTCATCAAACCCTAGTACATCATCAAAGAAGTCTCCGTTGTACCCAGGATGACGCAGAAGACTGTTATATTTATATTTCATCATTGGCATTTAGAATCACCTTTATTTATCCAAATTTCGTACATATTCCCATCCTTACCTCTACGCTCTTCTAAGAATACAAAACCAAATACAGTTAAGAATTTTTTTGTAGGTTTGTTATCTTTAACATTATGCAAAGCATAGAAATCATTGCAAGTAATATTTCTAAATTCTTTCCACTTAGAGACCGCTCGTTTAGTCGCACCCACTTTATACTTACTATGTATAGCACAATGTGCAAAAACAGCATTTGGGTATGGTTCTAGAGAAATTGTGTATCCTTCGTCTTTTATAAAGGGAATCTTAAATCCCATTATAAATCGCTTTCAGAGTAAACAAAATCTATCCCGTTAATGCGGAGAGGGGAATTGTCTGTATAATAAACATTAAAAGCCCGTCTACGGAAAGAACCCAACCTAAATAGCACAGGCCTATTAGACATACTTAAATATTTTAGGTTTGACCAAGTTTGGTAATCATCATCAGACCACTTAACAAATAATACATTAGTGGCTAAATCACCAACCATAGTGATGCGCTGTAAAAACTTACGATTGGTGCTACCAAAATCAAGGATAGGGGTATTAATTTCACATCGAATAATTGAATTAATATCTGTATAAGCATCTACATCAAACTTACCTATAGTCCCGTTTGATTTATGTAGAAGGTATAATTCTCCTGTATTAGCACAAGAGCAAGTATCCGTGGCATAACGCCAAACAAAGTCAGTGGTATTAAAAATACCAGAAACCCCACCACTATTAATTACAAGTGTGTTTAAATCATCTCCGTTTATCTGGCCAGAATCAAATGCACTTTGAGTGGTTGTAGTCCATTCATGCCAAAGCCCAAGATCAATGTCATAAACAAGTGTTCTTGTAGATAGGCATAAAACATAAAAGAAATGTCCAGCAAGACGGGCTAGATAACCAGTAGCATCTACAATGGTAACTCCCTCTTCGTCTAAAATACGCTCAATGGAAGGAGTGGAAATTTCTACTGGATTAAAACCATCTAGTTTCCAAACAGCACGTCCACCTGTTCTGCTTACGCCGATAAAGAAACAGTTTTGTTCACTTTGTCCAATAGAAAAAGCAGAAGGTGTTCCTACTTGTAAAAAGGTATTTGCATTTCGAGCAAGCGGAGTTCCGGTTGGTTGATTAACTCCGTTATCATAAAAAAACTCAGTACCATATTCCCCAAAAGCAACGATCTGATTATTCTGTCGAGCTAACGCCACCAAATTATCTGGAAACATCTCAGATGTTATGTAGTCTGCTGGATTCCAAGAAAATGGATCATCTGCTTTACATGTATAAATATCAGCAGAGTCGGCTCTCGGAATAGCAATGTAACCATTCATGTATACTGGTGTTGGTATATGAGGGCTTGGAAAGCCCCCGTAATAGCCTCTACAAGTCCATACAACCGTTCCATCTGTAACAGTAGTACCTATGGTAGTAGGCCAAGTAGGTTGTACTGAATTAGATGTTCCAGCAGTTGTTACTTCATAATACAGGTTATTAACTGTGGTGGGTCTACGGTAATTACCTAAAGCATACGCTGTTGACGCAGCCCAAGCTGTATAAGTGGTTTGTAATTGACTAAGCGTACTGGTATCATCAATAATCCAAGCATCAGTCCCATCACAAAAAAACATATAAGTAGTGCCTTCAAAGGTACATTCTGTATAACCAATGGTTCCTGTAGATGTTCCTAATGTAAGAACAGAAGTCCCATCTTTGTATAATGTATTTCCAACAAAAGCGTATAGGTGACTTCTAAATACAAAGATTCCTCTGCCCTCATCAGCTACTCCCAAAGAATCGTGTTCGACTATACCGGGGCGTTTTACAAGAGCAGTAGTTTCAGATGTTTTGTCTGATACTTCTTGGTATAAATTTACAAACCGTTGATCTTTTGTTGTAGATGTCCTGCGTGCGGCTAGACCACCAGCAAATATATACCTAGAGTTTTTAATTTCTGATTGAATTGTTCTAGCCATTTAGTTTCTCGCTAAGTCCGTACATCAACACCAAAATAAAAACTACCCTCTTCTGTACCCATAGACAATGAAGCTTCTTTTAAAGCTGTTGCTTCAACTAACAATTGTTGTCGCACAGAAAGAGGTGTTTGGTATTCACCAGCTAACCTAGTGGCTAACAAGTATTTAATTGTCTCAAGCCATTCTTGCGGAAAATCGGGAGTGTCTGTGCTAGAATCAAAGTCTTCAAAAGGACGTTGATAAACTAATGTGACTACATTTTGACTGGCTGATGTACTGTCTGGTACTGGAAATACATGTAATTTACCAGTCTCATTCAATGGTTCATAGAAGATTTGAATTGGATTACCAGAAGATGTTTTATTGCCTAGTTTGTTATACTCATCACGAGTAACAATACGCATAGGAATATCAAGGCTTCCGCTAGTCGCATGATTAAATGCCTGTACCACACGAAGTGGTTTTGCAGTATTAACTGCCTCACCTACACCAATGGTATATTCTTTTTGTCCAGCTACAAGAGTAACTGAATATTGTTTCATCGCCCATAAAGGCATTCCATCTGCCATTAGTCGCTTAACAAGCATGTTAAGGGCTTCTGCACCGTTATTAATTTGTTCAGTAGTAGCCGTCTCACCTTCTGCCAGAACACCACATAAACGCAATGCTCCAGAAATAATTTGATTTCTATCTACATTAAAGTTTGTTGTACCTGATGTGCTCATACATTTCGCTCAAAGTGCGGAACATCAACTAATGCTTGGAAGTTACCGCCCCATCTATTTTTGTTAGAAAGACTTTCCCAGTACTTTCCAATAGGAGCTAACACTTCTTTATCCCAAGTTAATTTTCCATAGACAAAAAAATTCAGGTCAATAGCAAGACGCTTTAAATGATTACTTTTTAGCGTTTTACTACGACCTGTCTTCAGGTAAATCTGTTGTTGTTCAAGTGTGCGATATAACTCACCCCCCGTAACTACATATCCCTGCTCAGTAGCATATTGAATTAGTCTGCAAACATCAAGTAAAAAAGAAGCTTGTTCATTAACTAGACCCATTTTTTCTACTCCGAGTTTCCATAATCTTCTCTAAACTACGACCACCAAAATATGCTGACATAATCAACATACCCCACTGGCCCAGTAATTCTACATAAGCCGCAGGAATTATAAAACCAACACCACCAGAAAAAGCCATAATAGTGTAAGCACTAAGAATGTAAATAAGTGCAATAGGTCTAATATTCTTAGCTAACCAAGAATCACTAGACATATCGGATTTCCACTGCTCAGTTACTGCAACAGAAACAGTTTTATCTGTCTCTGCTACAATTTTCATAAGCTCAATGTCTAGTTTGTTTTCTTCAAGTTTAAGGCGCATGAGTTCTTCTTCATGTTCCATTTCAGCTTGTTTAAGTCTAGCTATTTGTTCTGGAGTCATTGGATCATCCAGATTGACCCCAGTTTTTTGCTCAACCCAATCCTTACCTTTAGCAAGAACAGCATTACTCAAAAGAGACAATCCTTGTTGAAGCAAAGGAGCAACTAAAGCAGAAATCATATAGACACCTTTTATTCCTATGTGTTACAAACTAATTGATAGCAGTTTCCTACATATTCTGCTGTCTGTGGCGGTTTAACTTCTTGTGCCGGTTGTATATACACAGGAGATTCTCCAGGAGCAATATAAACTACAATAGGTTGGTTTGTAATAGTAGCAAACCAAACAAGTAATGGTAATGGTATTAGCATTTAACGCTCCTTGTGGAAATGCTCAAACAGTTGTTTAAGCATATCTTTGATCTCGCGGACATCTTCTTTGTAATCGTTCTTCCCAACATAATCCTTGGGCAGATTGATTTCGATCTCTTTGACATCTTGCTTTAGGTCTTGCACAGCGTCCCAAAGGGTTTTACCTAGCCACCCCAGCAAAGCCATGATGCCGCCAAATA